ACGTTTCCAAGTCCATCTGTGATCTGTTTTGCTGTTGTTCCTATTGCATCATTGTCTATTGACTTTAATAACGCATCATAAGTATTTTTTATTTTCGTGCTTGTTAATGTAGCCATTATTGCTTTTTAAATAAGTTAATAATTTTTTTACGTTAACCTCTTTAGGTTTGTAAATCTTCTTTATAATACCCATCCGTTAAATGTTGCATCTTTGTCAGGATTTATATCCTCATTACTATTGCTTGTGTATTCAGGAAATAAGTTTTGATTATTAGCCATATAATCTATAAATCTTCTTGTATAGTATTCTGCAAACTCTCTTTCTTTATTTACTAAATAATCTACTTCATTCTTAGATACTGTCTCACTATTTTCAGATGAGTGTTTAAATACTCCTCCATTCTTTACCTGGTAAGCTGCAAATGGAAGATAATCTACCATTGCAAAATGAATAAGCATAGGCTGAATGTAAGTGTTTACTAAACTCAAATAATCTCCTGTTAAAGTATCTGCTATAATATCATCACTAATTCTATTGTATAAATCACTTCCCAAGTAGTTTCTAACGTGAATCTGTTGAGCTATTTTGATAAACTGAATAAATTTATCTACATCGACATTACCATCTATGATAGTATTTCTTTTGATGTCTATTGGTTTTATGAATAATGCTGTTGCCATATCTTATTTAAAATTTGGGTGATGTCCGTCATTAGGCATATCTTTTGGAGCTATCTTTGCCTCTTTATGTCCTACAGGAGTTGGTGAATATGATTTTGGAATATTATCTACCTCATCATAGTTTTGTATTACTTTTTTCATTGTCTTAGATTTTAATCTATACAATACTTCACTCCAATAATGACCACAATTAACTCCTCCTTTGTATTTAAACAAATCATAAGATTGTCCTTTATGACCAAACGACTTATTTACTCCTGCTCTACTTGCCTTGTCAATATCTTCAATTCTATAAACTACATTACGTCCACTTCTATTCATCATAATTCTACAGAATTGTCTTGATTTACCTGAAGAATATTTCTCATTGTATTTATATCTCACTTTATATAAAGACTTATCTAAGTAGCTAAATCCTGATTTCTTAGAATCAATACTTTTCTTTTCTAAGTTTTCTTTCTTAGATTGTATTAATCTACTTGCCCATTCTTCTTCACTTTCGTTGTCATCTTTATATTCTCTTGCATCTACTTCTTCCCATCTATTAGACATTGTCTCACCTCTAAGTTCGTCAAGAATAATATCAAATTCTTCATCTGTCAAATCTTCCTTAGATAATTTAACTCCAGTTTCTTCTTCTTTAGTTTCTTCATCTTCTACATTATCTAATTCTGTAAATTCTAAAGGTTGTAAAGTCTTAAAGTATAATTTAAGCGAGATACCATTATAAGCTAAGATTTGATTGAAGGCATCTATTAAAAGATGTTGGAAAGGTCTAATAACAGTATTATCCATAAGCGTAGAAGCTGTTTTAAGCTCATCTGCGTTGTTTCCTAACCCTGAGTTATCTTTGATACCTAAAAGCATCGGAGAAACGACCCTATGAGCTACCATTATCTTTTTAGTAGACTCCTCAGACAAGAATTGATACTGATTATGTGCATCACTTAATTGTACAGGTTCTATACTTGCAGCACTTTCTGCATTGTCATTAAAAGCTAATATGAACTTACCTGCATTACTTGACCCACTAAATTTGTTGTATATTCTTTGTTCTATAAGTCTTCTTTCCTCTGCATTAGGAGTACCATTGTTAAAGTTAATTAACATAGATGGACTCATACCATTTAAGATGTTGTTTAAGTGAAAGTTAGATACTTCTTCTTCAAGCTCTGCATATTGTAAACCTCCTTGATAATCTACAGGACTATAGTAGTAATATCCTGAACGATATGGCTTTACATATAGTATTTCTATAGCTTCTTTGCTTGTACCAAATGCAGGTATTCTTAAAGGTTTGTCAGAAGGTCTAATCTTATCCCAGTCCTTCCAATAGTAATATGCTTCTATATCTCCTTTCTCATTACATTTCTCTGCTCTAAGTGTTTCTACAGGCATATGCTCTATCTGAGCTATCTTAGTTCTATCTTTAGAATAAATTACCTGTATTGCACATTGTCCCATCAGTTTTAAGTCGTATGCTAATCTTCTTACACTATCATTATCAAATAATGAAATCATTTGTGCATATTGGTCTGGTTTTTTACTGGAATTAGTAGCATCTAATCCTTTACCATATATCATAGAAGATACAGCATTTATTATGGCATTGTTAGTTGGACTTCCATTGTATCTGTCTATTAGATATTGAAAGTAGTTGTTGTCCTCTCCATAAGAAATCCAATCTCTATTACTAACTTCTTTTATTTTAGGACTTGTGTAAGTGCTTAAATTTACTATTCTTAAATCGTTCATATTATTATGTAATCGTTATCGTGAGAACCTGCAGTAGTATCAAATGTATATTCACCATCATTAATTGAATAATAATCGTTACTTGATTGATCTACTGTTTGGTCAGTACAAAATACTTTGTCTTTGTATATTATGTTAGAAGATGTATCTAATAACTCTATGTCATAAGTTCTACCCTCTTTTAATATTGAATTTCCTGAAGATGTATATTCATTAGAAATACTTAAATAGTTTCCATCTACTGATGGAGTTACTGTAAAACTAAATTCTTCATTTAATGAATCATCTCTTACTTTTAAAGTAGTAGAAGAAGTAACATAACTTCTTGGTATAATCTTTATAGTTTGAGCTGATGCACTTGTAGTAAGTTTCTTCATACTTATATATCGAAAAAAAAACTATATTTTGTGTTAAATGCAAAAAAAAAGAGGACATATAGTCCCCTTAATTTTCTAACTTAATGATTTATTATCCATTATTAGGAGTAGCAGGTGAAATCTTAGCTACATTCACATTGTCAGTTACATCAGTTGAATCTGCAAGGAATGCAGGAGCTGATACTTCTTGAGCAGTTAGCGTTAAAGAGAATGAACTTGCATCTCCCATAGCTGCACCTGTTGTAAATGAACCACCAGATACTTCACATCCGTGTTCTCTACCTAATAAGAAGAAGTTTCCATTATAATCCTCTACAACGATTTGTGGTCTTCCTAAAGCTATAATTTTTAATTCTTCTTGTGTTTTACTATCTAATAATTGTAATGAAATATTTAAAGTTGTTTCAAAGAAAGTAGTACCGTTTTCTCTTGAACTGTTTACTGCAGTCTCCATAGATGAACTACCTTTAAGGTCGTATTGGAAAAAGTCAGGAGTTCCACCTATATCAACTTTTTCTGCATCTGTGGCATTATCAGTAACAGTAAGACCATAATCAGAAAAGTAAACTGTTTTAAGTCCACCTACTGAAGATTTACAAGGTATGTTTCTTCCTGTTGTTAATGTACAAGGCATATTATTATATTTTTTATAAGAAAGGGTAAGTAGGTATATACCCCACCTACCCTTCTATGTTAAACAATTTATTAAGCTAATGTCAATAAAGCAAGGTCAGAACCAATACCGTATTGTACACCTGCTGAGAATCTCATTACTACTCTTACGTTTTGAGAACCATCTAAGTCAGCCATATCTAATAATTTAACTTCGTTGTGGTCAGATAAAAGACCTGTACCAAAGTAAATGTTAGATTTTTGTCCTGCAACGATGTGGTCAGATGGCATACCTGGAGCTAATACAACTTCGATTCCATCGAAAGAAAGTGCATTACCTTGATTGTACCATAAACCACCTCTGTTATCAACACCTGAACCACCAACACCATTAGCAGCATATCCTCCTAATTGTCTGATGTATGATTGCCAAGCGATTGTAGGAACATAGATTTTTAAATCTTCTTTTCCGTAAACTGCAGAAGGTAAAGCATCAACAACATTCTCTAATAAAGAAATAATGTTAGTTGAACTGAAAGCAGTTTCACCACCGTTAGCAGCATCGTTAACGTCTCCGTCAGCAGCAGCTAATACTGTGATTCCATCAAACTCACCAGCGTTTCCGTTTACACCACCCCAAATGTTTTGCTCATTCTTTTCTGCTACCAATCCTGCAACGTGTCCGATTAAGAAATCAGAAAACTTTGGAGGTAATTGGTCATTTAGAGAACTGTATCCCATTGAAATTGCTTCCCAATCTGAGATAAAGTCTTGCTTACAAAGCTCAAGGTTTACTTGGAATTGCTCTGGTTGTAAGATTCTTTCTGTTAAAGTAACAGTAGCTGTGTCAGTAAAGTCACAAGAAGCGTCTTTAATAACGTTAGCATCAGTTGCTACTTTTTTGATAACATCTTTAAATTTAACGTTAGGTTTAATTTCGATGTTTCCTTTTTCTAATGTAGGAGAACTTAATAGAGCAGCAGAAATATACTTCCCTGAAAACTCACCTGCATAAGTACTTGTAATTGAAACTGTAGTTGCCATAATTTAATTTTTATTTAATTTTTATTTGAAATTTGCTATTTTATTGAATACTATATCTTTAGTTGTTAGGTTTCTCTTTTGAGAATAAACAACTTTGTTTAATTCCTGCTTTGCTTCAGGAGAATGCTTAATTGGTTCAGAAGCTGGTTTAGATAATTCTTCTTTTAGAGCTTCATCTTCTTGACAAGCAAGTTCAGTCAATTTCTGTGACATCAATTCTTCTTCCTTGTGCATTTCCTCTTTTTTACCTTCCTTCATCAATTCTTTGATTTCTTCTACCATAGATTTGATTTCAGCAAGTTCTTGTTTAGTTGCGTATTTGTCTTCTTCTTTTAATTCTTCTTCTACTTGTTCTACTTCTTCTACTTCTTCTTCCACAACTTCTTCTTCTCCACCTTCTTTGATTTCTGAAATAATACCGTCTTCTTCTATTACTAGAATCTTACCGTCTTCCATTTCATACTGTCCAATAGGTAAAGCTACTTTCTCGTCATCAGTTAAGATAAATACTTCTTTTCCTGACTCGAATGATTCTGCTTCTAAAACAGTACCATTTTCTAATTTAGCTTGAGCAAGTTCTATCTTTTCTTCTGTAGATAATTCTACACCCAAGACGCTTTTGATTTGATTTAACATTTCCATAGGTTTCATATTAATATATCGTATTTAGTTAATTATTTTGCATTTTTAAGAATTTCTATTTATACTTCCTATACCTTGTGCGTGTAAAGAACCATCACAGCACTTAATACTATAAGTTTCTTTATCCCAACAAAGACAAGCTCTGTTTCCTCCTTGTGGACTTACATTGTGAGTAGTATCTTCCATATTTATTTAATTGGTATGCAGTTAGGTACTAATCTTCCATTCTTTCTTTTCATTCCATATTGCTCATATCCTGCTTGACAAGGAGCTTTAAGTTCGTGTTGTTCACAAGGCATAAACCATATCTTACC